GGTCGTTGGTCATCGTGGACTCAGCGACGTTCAGGCGAGCTTCCATCAAGTCGATGAACGCTTCCTTGCCAGAGTTCTGCAGCATTTCGAGGCCGGACATAACGACCGGAACGGCATACTGCTTAAGATCGAACTGGGCGGCGCTGATAACGTCTTGCGCAGCCACCGGCAGGAGATCGTATCCGCTGTAAAAACCGCCGTTGCCGTTTTCGGCAAAGGACAGCTCTTCCAGAATCACGTTACCGCCGCTGATAGTTTTGATGTTCCCACGCTGATTCAGGCGAGCCAGCAGGGCGTTGTTTTTAGTTACGTTGTCAGCAATGACCTTGCTGCGCGACTGAATAGTCGTCGCAATAATGTCGGTCACGCTGGAGTTAGCGAAAGCCATGTTAGACACTCCACAAAAAAATTAACTTAAGCCGCTTGCGCGGCACCTTTTTGTGGCCGAAAGCAGACCGTATTACAGTCCGGTCGCTACGGGTGGGTCATAAGACTCCCACAGCATCGGTGGCTGACTGGTACTTTTGGCGCACCAGTGCGGACGTAAGCCCGCACGCTTCTTATTTAAACGTCATCTGCCGTGCATGGCAATAGCGGCTTCTATAGCAGAGCGCGTGTCGTCGGTTCGGAACTGCTGTGCGCCCATTGCCGGACCTGCCGACGGGACGCTGACAGCAGCTGCCCTTGCCCTCTGAGCCACGCCACTTTGCGTTTGTGCCATTTGCGATGCACCCCTTTTTTGCAAAACTTCGCGGATCAACGGGTTCGCCATACACGCCTGCTGATACGCATCCTGCAAAGTCATTTCTTTGCCGCGCTTGGCAGCCAGCTCCATCAAATCTGCCATGTCCTCTCGGACATCATTGCCAAACTCTGCCGTGTTAATAAATTGCTCTACCTCAGACCCAGCCTGTTGCTGAATACGCTGCTGCGCCTGGGCTTGGGCGCTTTGCATCTGCGTCATAAATTGCTGAACGGGAGCAAGCTGCTGCTGTATCACCTGCTGCAATTGCGCAGTTTGATTGTCTTGCTGCGGAGCAACACCGGCCAATGCTGAGTCCAGCATGTGAATAAAGTCGTTGCCAAAGCGACCTGTGCCAAATTGCTTGACCATGCCAGCCATCAAGCCTGCCAGCTCCGGCCCAGTGCCTGTACGCAGCCGCACAGCAGTCGCCATAAGGTTGTCTATTGCCTGCAGAGGATTGGCACCTTCTGCGCGCATATAAGCCTCGTATGGGGCCAGTGTGCGACTTACTTGATCTGCATACTTCCTTGCTTCGGCAGTTTCGTGCAAAGTGCGCTGCAATTCTGATTCACGTCTTATTACTTCGGATTTCACGGAATCAGGCAAATTGGCCCAATGCTCACGAGTATCTGGTTTCCATGATGCTGGAGCTTTGTCAGATTTCGGGCCAGACTTAGGGCCAGGTTTAATGCCTTCTGCTTTTTTAAACTTACCTTGCTCATCCCGCTGGCGGTCGTCAGCTTCTGGCTTCTCTTCGACAATTGCGTGTAGGTCTGCTTCGCCAGACTCCGCCGCTGGTTCTGCCGCCACCTCTACATGTTCCGACTCGGCAGTTTGCGGTGCTGTTTCGGATACCGGCTCGGCAGTAGTGGCAACAACCTCCTGCTCCGGCTCTTCGTTTCCAATAGACGCCTCAAGCGCCTCGCGTATTGTGGTGGGTTCGCTCATTATTTTTTCCTGTTGTTTACTTCATACATGGCCCGTTCAATGTCTTGCTTCCTGAACGAACCCCCTCGCGTGAAATAGTTCTCACGCTCTTTCTTTGCGCGGTTCCAGCTGCCGTTGTAATCGTCTACAGTAGTCAGACCATTGCGCTTCATGTACTCGCGGTGCTTTGACCTGCTGCTAATGTCGGTTCCGTCTGTGGCGCGCATACCGTCATAGCCTCTGTCATTCCACAATGAAGCATCGTGATTCATCGGCGTTTGACGGTAATCTTGAGTTACCTCAATCAGCTCAAGTGTGTCTGGATCTTGTATGTAGCGGCGCCGGGTCATTCTTCATCCCTATTTCTTAACGCATAAATTGTCGCAGCAGAGCCACCCGCCAATGCAGGCAACAACAATGGATCAATTTTTCCATACATATAATTTTTCCAATTTTCTAAATCTGGTTTTAATGGTTTTAGTCTTCCTGTTGTCTTGTCAGGTTGACTTGCAAACGCCCCAGCTTTTGAAAATTGATCTCTCACCAAGGCATATTCATCTGGAGTAAGTTTCTGTTTCAAAGAAGATGCAAGAGGATTTAACGCGGCGTGAGGTTCTGCTCTTGATCTCTTAAAATCCCAATCAAACCATTGATTAGAAAACCCTCCAATTTCTCTTTGTTTACCAAGGTCAGACATTTTTTCCAATGCGACTTGATAAAAAGGCGGAATATATTGAGCTTTTTCAGGTTCATAAAACGGATACGCACCACTTGATGGCTTTAATTCTTCAGGAAGATTTGGATTTACATCACCCTGCATTTTCTTTGGGCGCATCAACATTTCTTCTGGAGTTGACACAACGTTTCTGAACGCCCGCCGCTCTATATCATCGGCCTCATCGCCAAATTTTGCTCTTGCTGTTTCGTATTTTTTTACTGGTTTCTTGCCGGCTTTTCTAAGTTCCAAGTTGTAAGCATTGAGCATTGCTCTTTTGTATGCATCAACCGTAGCAGGATTGCTTCTGACATCCTGATAAGTTATGTCAGCTATATGGCGATCAATAGCAGAAACAGAAGATTTCTGAGGATTAGTCATCGCAATTCCTAGTGACCCAGTTTTTGGGCCAAGGCCGCGAACCTGATTGATTAACCTTTCAACAAATTGCGGATCAGTTTCCTTTGATTTCTGTCTGAAAAATTCAGGGTCTTTTTCAAACATTTTTGCAAGATCAGAAATATACGAATAGTTTGATGTATTGCGTACACCTGTCCCCCCTTCAGCTCCGCTTTGCACACCTTTAGATTCTGCAATTGCTTTGTTAAGTGCAAAAGTAGATTCACGGGGCAACTGCTCTCCAATTTGCCCAGGAACGTAATTTGCCCATTCCTTTATTTCATCTGCGGTTCGTGGCCGCAATTGTGCAAACTCAATAAGGTTTTTTGTTATGGGTGCATTTCCAGATGATATTCCAAATGAAAGTCTGCCAAATTGATCAACGTTGGAACTTGCCTGTCCAGGGTCAACTGAACGCACAATTTTCTGATGAATATTCATCGCCAAATTTGGATCAATAGCGTTATAGTCGATACCTTGTGCGCTTATTTTTGCTGAATCAGCCAAAGTAAAAGTTCCATCAAAACCACCTGGAATGACAAAGTCTTTCCCTGTTTTTGGATCTTTGACAACAACCTCTGGCGATTCGGCCATTCCCTTACCAAATGTCGCAACCCTTTCCTCTTCTGACATTGCGCTAATTGGTTTGCGTCCATAAATCTTTTCAAATTCTGCGGCACCTTCAGGCGTTGCAATTGCCCCGACTTCTAACTTTCTTTCTAGTTTGCCAGGTATATTTTTTTCAATGTGCTGCTGCACCTCTTGTGACACTGGTTTTGCTTTTACAAATTCAGGTGTTTCATTTAATGCTGCCTCAAGAGAATCTCGTATTGTTTTTTCTTTAGATTTCTTTGCAATTGTTTTTGCTTTATTTACAGCTCTTACAGCTCCACCAGCAACTGGAATCATGCCAATTGCAGAAAGACCCATACCTAGCGGATCGTTTTCTCGGCGCGCCCTTTCAAAGTCTCTAGCGCTTAATGCGGTGCCAGGGCCAGGCACAAACCCAAGTCCAAGGTCTACTGCAAGGTCAAGTGCATCTGAGTCTGTTGGCGAATCAAGAGATACCAGATTGCTCGCTCTATTGCGTAAAGCATTGACAAGATCAATCTGCTTACGCGATGCCTTGATCTTCCGATTCTTCTCAAGCTCTCGCTCGTTTGCTGTCACCGCATCCATATCAACGTCTCCTTAGTGCCTTTGCCTGCATTGCCTGCTTCAGCAAACGGCCGCCTTTGTCTTCTTGATTAAACTCACGCCCTACCGACTGCGGCACTCCAGCCTTTTTGGCAAACTCAGGTGAGTGCGCCACTGCCGCCATGAACTTTGCCTGCTTTGCTGATTTACTTGGCATAGCGCCCTCACATTAAAAGTAGCAATTCATCATCGCGCCGACGCTTGGCACGCTTACGTTCACGCTCAATTTCTTGGCGCTCAATCGCCTCATGCGCACGCTTCGCAGTCACTGCGTTGCGCGTAACTGTCACGCGTATTTCCTGCTCACGCATAACTGCTACGATCATGTTGACAACTGCGGCCGAATCAAATTGAGGCGGTACTGGTATTGGTATCGGCTGTGCCTTCTTGGCAACAATTGCAACCTGATTGCCAAGCGGAACGACGTTTGCCTTCTTGGCCGACATTGGCGATACGGCGCTTGCAATCATTGCGCGTAGCCTGTCGCGCTGGTCTCGCTCTTTGTCCCAGCGCTTGCGCCTATCGCGCATGTAAGATTCGCCAACTTGAGGCACCACCGTTTGCGTACTACCAACAGCCCTAAATACATCTACGCCAGTTTCAGTGGCGTCAAGATCGCCGGCAACCGTCAAGAAGCCATTGGCAACAAACAGGTCAACGCCCGTCTCAGTTGCTGCCATAACGCCAGTAGTCTCAACGTGACCGCTTGACACAAAGACATCAACGCCAGTCTCTTGCGCGATCAGGTCGCCTTCTACCGTGACAGTGCCAACAGCCTGTAGTGTGTCAACACCTGTCTCTGTGGCGGCAAATGTTCCTAATACTGCAGACCAAAGTGCAGCATCCCATTTGCCTGAGTCCCACAGCGCCATGTTAGTTTGCCGTCAGCGTGGCACTGTTAAGAGTCACAATCTCGCCGGCATCAATGTGCGTGGTGTCCAAAATGATGTCAGCACCAGAACCAGCCTCGCCAACAGTCAGTCCAGTAATTACGTCATTTGCATTGCTGTCACGTATCCGCGCAGCTGCCGCATTGCCAGTATTTGCGGCACTTGAGTCGCTCTTAGGAAAACCGGAGAACGTCAATACGCCAGATGACACTGTGCCGCATGGGTCATTAAACGTGATGGTTGCCAACACATTACCCATGTTGGTAGTGCCTATTTCCAAATACCCCGCACCTGTGCCTGCATCAATCGTGTCGATAACCGCCTGCAGTCGTGCGTTCTTTGCTGAAAGTGAGTAAGTGACGGCCATTGTCTACCTCACTGCATCGGGCCGGAAATAGGCGGGAGCGGAGCCGCTCCAGGCGGAATGCCTTCCGGTATTGATGAGTCTTGTTCATCCATCTCCCGCACCTCTACAATGTCACCATTCGCGTCTCGAATAGGGATTCGTACGCGCTTGCGAGTCACAGCATCCATAAGCTGCGACATCTGGTCCATAGCGACAGCCCGATCATTTTGGTTGCTCTCGTCCATTTGACCAACGCGCTGCTCTAACGCCTTTACTGGCTGCTGTGCGTTTGCGTTGTTCATCATGTTTTCAATTTGCTGATAGCGCATTTGCATCTGGTCAATCGCAGCTTGGTTCTGAATCTTCATTACCTCGATTGTCGCCTTCAGGTTCGCAATCTCTTTGTCAGACTGCGACTCCATCATTGCAATGCGCTCGTTCGATTTAATCTTCTCTGCCTCAATCATCATCTTAGGATCAGGCTGCGGCTGCTTGGGCTGCGCCAAGTTTTGCTGCATCTTGCTGATCGCCTGGTCAAGCACAGACTCAATCTCGCTAGACACGCGGAATTTAGACATGCCCCACTGCAGCACGCGAAGCAGATACGGACCCGCAGACGGGTCTTGACTGACCAGCGGGCTGACCTGAGAGATGAACGCGCCAAGACCTTGCAAGAACTGCACGGCGGAATCACGCTCTGCAGACCAGTCCATTGCCGCCATCGAGTCGGCCTCGACGTTAATGCGATACTGAGCAACATGCTCGTCTTTCAGCAGCTGAATGGCTGACTGGACAAACGGCGCATCTGGCGTGCGCATAATGTTGGAGCGCTCAACAATTGTCTGCGGCTGGAAGTGCTTGGAGATAATCTCAGCCTTAATGCGCAGCGCCTCGCTGATCCATTGAGCGATGTAGAACTGCAGGAGCTGAACGCGGGTGCTGCCAAATTGCGCCTTGATCTGCTGCGCAGTTGCAGTCTCTGCAGCGTTTGAGCTGCCGCGCATGATGTCGCTAATGCCCAGCACCTCGTAGATCTGCATTGTCTGGTCTTGACGGTAACTACGCAGGCGCTCAATCGCGTTGACGACAGCATCAATCGGAACCCAGTCAACTTTGCCCTTGATGCCTCCAGACTCGGCAAACATCGCCCAGTTATCAACTGGTATAAGCTGGTTTTCGGACGCCTGCTGAAACATGCGCTGCACGCCATCAGCCGCCTTGTCATATATGCCGACAACCTTCGCCGCACGGGTCAGCCACTTAATGCGCGTGTTGATCTCATCTAGTTGCTCAAACTGGTCCTGCGCAAACACGTAGTCAGCACGCGGGATGAAGTTGCTGGTAGTGACGTTGGCCGCGAGCGGCATCGGGCAGGGGAAAAATCCTTCAAGATCTAAGGGGTCGTCTTTAACATCAAGAATGACCTCCGCTCCCTTTGCGTACCAGTAGACTTTCTTGTGTTCCTTACACCAGATTTCAAAGATTTCACCACGCGCCCACGGGTCATACTTCGGCATAACCTCGTTTTCACCAGTCTGCTTTGGCCGAGTAAGCGGAACAATGCGCGCAATCTCTTCGCCAAACCGCGCCTCTAGCTGATCCTTGGTCATGTAAACGCGGCGCGCTACCCAGCGCACCTCATGCCATGTGCGAGCCGGCGACCAGAAGAAGTCCTGCCAGTGAACGTAATCAACAGGCGCATCTTCTTCGACAATTACCTCAACCTCCATTGCAGGCTGCATCTCGATGCCGCTCATCGGGTCGATGACGGCAGGCTGCTCCTGCATCTCAGTCTCGACCTCGTAGCGCAGCCAGATCTGCCCAAGACCAACAATCAGCCAGTCTTCAATTGCCTTGCGAACTGCCGTGTCCCAGCTCGATACGTCTTCTTCAAACCCGCGGTTAAGAAGACGCTGCATGATCGTGCCTGCGACGCGTGCCTGGTCGTCGTCTGAGTCCTGAAATGCCCGACTTACGTCAGCCTTTGGCGGCCGCGCATAGAGCATCGAGAACAGAACCTTCATCGTTGACCAGAACAGGTTGACGCGGCTCTCGCCTTCAGCCCATGCGTCACGCTTGTCCAAGTAGCGCGTGACTATGCGCTCGGAATCTTCGTGAAAGCGCGTCAGCTCCTGACGGGAAGCCTCAATCTCTGTTCCCCACCATTGCGCCAAGCCAGTCGGCGTTGAATCGAACTGGCTCGCACTTGTGATCTTTTCAGTTTGTTCCATCAGCCGATCCTTGTCCGCACCTCTGGCGCAGTATCCCAAATGTCATCTAGGGTAAATTTGTAAGTAATACTTGACTTCGATGCGATTTTCGTATCCACCTGTGGTTTTGGCAACACCGACTTCGCACTAAGCGCAAAGTATCGAAATGCGTCAGCCGCGTGCGAGTGCTGGTCGTGCTTCGGACGCGAACGAAACGTCTGCGTGCGTTCGTCCCACTCCCGCATGTAACCGCGCAGGTGGTCAATGCCTTCGTAACATTTTTCTTCGTCAAAATAGCACTTTGGCAGTATCAAACGCGCCGCCTCAATGCCGTCCTGCAAAGACAATTCCGGCGCTATCTGCGGCCGTATGCCATTGGCAAGGAATTGCTCAATAATCGACTTGCCAGTCTGCAACGACTTCGCCCGCGCATCGTGCGGGAGAAAGACAGTGTCTACTTTGTACGGCCGCGCTTTGATCCAGTCGATGTAGTGCTGGATCGCTTGCCCGTCCGCTTCGTAGAATTCGACGATCCTGTACCCGTCCGGCGTGGTTTGCCATCCCCACCAGCTGCAGGAGTCGGTAAATCCCAAATCCGCCGCCAGAGTGACGGGAAATTGAGGGTCCAACGGAAAAACACCGATCTGTTTGCGTCCATAAAGCTCCCCTATCTGCTTTGCATAGTATGCGCCCGGTATTGCGGCCTCAAAGCTCACCTCGTATTCGGTGAGGTATGACTCCTCTGTCATCTGCGCCTTCGCATCGCGCAGCTCGTCCTCGTCAAGAATGTTGGTCTTTGACGCGGGCAGCTCCAACAGCAGGTGAGTCTGTGCGTTTAACCGCGCCTCTTCCTTCAGCTGCCAGAAAAAGTTCTTGCCAGCCGGCGTGCCTGCCCAAATCGCCCAGCCCTTGCGGTCAGAGAGCGCGGGCCGCAAGACCGAATACCACGTCGACGGACGCATCTGCCCAACCTCGTCCATCACCACCCCGTCAAAGTACATGCCGCGCAGCGCGTCTGGATTGTCCGCCCCCGCAACGTATATTCTGCTCTCGCCACCGTGACCGTTTTTAATGTCAATGCGAAGCTCAGACTCGTTCGGCTCCTTGATCCAGAATTCTTTGGTGAACTCCTTCAGGTAGTTCCACGCCACACGCTTCGCCTGCTCTCGAAATGGCGCAAGGTATGCAAACTGCGGACGCGACAGAGCGGTTTCCAACGCGCCGATCACCAAGTCAGCGCACATCGCCACCGTCTTGCCAGCGCGACGGTGCGCAACAACGCACGCCCAGCGCTTGCTGCGATTGTGCAACGGCAGGAATACAGGGCGAGGTTGGTATTCCTGCAGTTTCATGCGTGCGATTTACGCAAAAGGCTATTTTTGAAATTGGCGAGAGGAGGGGGGAGGCTCCAGCTCGCACACCCCCCCGCCGTCGGGTTGATGGGGGGTAGGGGGTCCAGACGGGGGTGGATGACCGTTGCCGATGGCCCTAGAATTGCTCAGATCGCACGCTGTTGCGTCCGTAGCATCAGGTTGATGGGTAGGTAGCCTGACCTCATCGTCAACGCGTTGTAGCGCGTTTAAACGAATCGTATGCTCGTCCACCACCTCGGCCGACACGGGAACCTGATTGTCAATCCGGTTTGCATTGTCTGTTTCCGGTGTTACATCAATAACTTGCGTGATGGCTGGCTGGGATTGTGACGTGATCGCGCCGACTCCGCGCCCCGCAAGCCAGCCAAGGTTGATCGCGATGCCGCCGTCGACGCTCGCCTTGACCTGGAGCGGCAGCGCCTTGGCAACCAGGCCGGCGAAGATCTGCCGGTCCTGCACGCCGCCCTGCGCCCGCTCCACCAGCCAGCCGGCCAGCCCTTGCGGGTGGCACTGCTTGGCCGCCAGCTCCACGGCGTCGCGGATGGTCTGCGTGACCTTGTTGGGAATTCCCTTGCGCCTGCCGCTCGGCACCGGCTGCCCGTTGATCGGACTGCACTTCGGCGGCACCTTCCATTTCGGCGGCGACTTTGCAGATACTTTTTCTGATTTCACATCGTGCAATGCTGTATCCATGCCGCGGACCATACCCGACGCGTTGCCAATCCCGCAAGACCCACTTCACCCCGCCTTTTGCCGTCCGCCGCCCCCGCCTTTGCACAGAAGTCGCAGAAGTCGCTGGCTAGGAAGGTGTCACAGAAACCCCCCTAAAGGGGGTTTCTGTGACAACCCTTTTTCCTGCCATTTGCACAGATCTGCACAGATCTCAAAAAACACACTTCTGTGCACTTCTGTGCACACCACCTATCACGTTGATTTATAAGCCAAACATCTGCACAGAAGTCCATTTTCTCCATCCTAATCTGCGACGCGTCTAAAACCCACTTCTGTGCACGTTGCACAGACCTGCACAGAAGTCCAAAAACAGCCTTATTTCAAGTCTGTGCACATGCCTCTTTATTCTGCGTAATCAGACACTTAACCTGCACAGAAGTAGTTACTAACGCAAAATTCCCAATTTGGGAACGATCGTTCCAATCTGAGCCGCGTTTGATGCTATTCTCGCATCACCTTGCGCCTATCTCATCAATGCGTTTTATGCCATCATTCAAACATTTCATAAATATGCAACGTGCATAACTCGCAACTTTGCGTAATAATGACGACAGCATCACCAAACATAACAACTGGAGGTAACAACGATGAACATCATCGAAAACTTGATTGCTCGAATCGAAGAGTATCGCAAAACCAATAAGCAGCCGTGCAAGAACTACGCAACGCAAGATGCAGCTGAAAAAGCAACTAAAGCGGCCGCGGCTAAAGCTGGGAAAATCTTTGACCGCAATTGCATACCTCCCCGCTATGTCGTTTTTTATAACGAAGCATGGGGCCGTTGGGTAGGGGCTATGGACTACAGCGAAATGATGGCGCGTAAGAGCTACACCGGCGGATATCTTGGTGCTGTTGCAGGGTTTTACGTTTATTAATTAATCGGGGGCTTCGGCCCCCTCAACCAACATGAGTTCTTCGCTCGTCATCATCACCGGACTTATATACGCCGCTATCGCGGTGGACCAAGCATTCAAAGCCAACGCGGCCATGACCATCGTGTTCGCTGGCTACGCGTTTAGCAACGTTGGCTTGTGGCTTTCAGTTAAATAAGGAATCAAACATGAATAACGACAACCTGATGTTTATCATTGCCGGCATTGGCACCGGCGTTTTATTGCTGTGGACTGTCTTTGAGTACGCCATATGACCAAACAACCGCAGGAAGTCTACAGCCTAGGGCAGTTTACATTTGTCCCCTACCACCACAATAAAAAGCTCTACGTTGGACCGGGCTACGGCAGGCACAACATGCGTTTGTACAACACCCTTGAGCTTGAGAAGGCTGGCGCGGTTAAGTCAATGCATCTTTTGTGGGAGCGCATCAATCTTGATGACGCTTGAAGATTCAGCGCCCCAGCTGGATCAGGACCGCCAAACGTATGAAGGCTGCCTCAAGCTGTTTAGAGCAATCATCGCAGTGGCAATCAGGGATGCGTGCGTACCGCCTCGGCGGCTTAACTCTGGACGTTGGAAGCAGGAATACTTTACTAGGACAGCAATGAAGTTCTTATTTTCCAAAGACTCGATGATCGGCGGCTACCTTGTGTGGATCGACAGCAGCCCATCGCGTGTTCGGAAATTGCTGTCAGACGCGGCATCCAGCGACAGGCGCGGATTAGTGGCTGGGCTGACGTTAGAGCAACGCCAAGCACTGAAGCTAAACATCAATTTATGGAGGGCGGCAAATGTTTGATAGGAATCCTGAGTTGTATTTAGGTTTGATGGTTGGATTTTGCATTGGCGTCATGTATGCAAGGGTGGTGCTATGAAAAGCACATACGCTTATGTGATCGTTGACGTTTACGGCTCGCAAAACGAGCTGGAGGTCGAGGTTGCTTACGAATTGGACCGCTACGGCGACGACTTGGAGATTGACTCCGTGAAGCATAAGGGAAAAGAAATCATATTCATGCTTAACGAAAGCCAGATTGACGCCTTGGCAGAGGAGATATGGAACGACCATGCATAAACCAGCAGGGCCGCGCTGGGCAAACGCCGAGCTGGTGCGCGTTCATTTGACAACGGAAGCGCCGGCAATAGGAACAGGCGTGCGGCATGTGTGGGCAGCCATAGGAAGGAAGTGGGTTCACTTAGTTGCAGCAAACGGGCGCAAAGCGCGCATGACTATCGCAACATTCACCACAGTGAGGAAACCATGATCGGCAAATACTACAACCACGACCCGCGGCATTTTCGTTTTGCTCGCACGATGGAAGGAATTAGTCCGATTGAGAACAAGGCAGAAAGAAGCGTATGGCGCATTCTAGGCATAGTGGCTGTTGTTGTTTTGGTCTTGGTGATGTGATTTGGGCACCGCAATGGCTACAGGACAACAGCTGCGCGACGACGGGATCGCGCTTGTTAATAACAACTCTGGATCGTGGGGCGCAGAAAGCGATGCAGCCTTCAACTACTGGCTGGCACACGTAGCGCCATATACGTTCACCATAGAGCAGTTCCGCGTATGGGCAACCGCACGCGGCCTGCAAGAACCCCACCACCCCAACGCATGGGGCGGCCTGGCGCGGCGCTACCGCAACCAGATCGCCTGCGTCGGGTTCACCACCAGCGAGCGGCCGCAGGCACATGCACGCGCCACTCGCGTCTACATGAGGAAGTACAACGATGGCATTTAATCTGAAGTCAGTCCAACGAAACAGCGCAGCAGCCGCGCCTCGCGTCATGCTCTACGGCGTCGAGGGCATAGGCAAGACAACCTTTGCTGCCGGTGCGCCTAACCCCATTTTCATTCTCACAGAAGACGGGCTGGGCAGCCTGCAGGTCGATCACTTTCCGCTGGCCGGCAAGCCGTCCGACATTCTTGACGCAGTTGCATCGCTTGCTCAAGAAAAACATGACTTCAAGACGGTCGTCATCGACAGCATTGATTGGCTCGATAACTTGATCTGGCAGGATGTGGAGGCAACGCACGACGCCAAGGATCTTGCCTACGGGAAAGGCGCAATGATAGTGGCTGAGCGCTGGCGTGAGGTGTTGTCAGGACTAAATCACCTGCGCAACGACAAGGGCATGTGCGTGATTTTGCTGGCGCACTGCCAGATCAAGCGCTTTGACTCACCTGAAGTCGAGCCGTATGACCGATACCAGCCCAAGTTGCAGGAGCGGTCGAACGCAATCCTGCGCGAGTGGTGCGACGCCTTGCTGTTTGCAAACTACAAGACCATCGTTAAGAAAGATGACGTGGGATTTAACAAGACCAACAACCGCGGCATCAGCACCGGCGAGCGCTTGCTGTTTACTTCAGAGCGCCCTGCATATATGGCAAAGAATCGCTATTCGCTGCCTGAGTCAATACCGATGACTTGGGACGCATTTACACAGGCAATTGCCTGAAACCACCACGAAAGGAAGTCAAATGGCATCACTAAACTTTAGCATCAACGACGCGCCTGTATCGTCAATGAACGGCGCACGCGGCCAACTCCCGCCTGGCGACTACGAGATGATCGTAACTCGCAGCGACATCAAGGACACGAAGGCTGGAACAGGGCAGTTCATTGAGCTGGAAATGCAGGTTGTTGTAGGAGAACACTCAGGTCGCCGGCATTGGGAGCGCTTGAATATCAGCAACCCCAGCAAGACCGCCGAGGATATTGCCAAGGCGCAGCTGGCCGCTCTTTGCACTGCTGTCAACCTGACGGAGCTTAATGACACTGAGGATCTTCACGACCGGCCGTTTATCGCCAGCATTGAGAAAGACCGCAAAGATCCAGAGCGCAACCGAGTAGTCGGCTACAGCGCGGCAGCTGCCGTGCCTGCACCTGCGCGTGTTGTTGCTGGTGGCGGTGGCCGTCCGTGGCAAAAGTAATTCCCACCACAGCGTCCGCCCCCAGCGGCGCTGCCATCGAGGGCACCTCCTCCAGCCCTCGGTCCTTCCCCTCGCGGCTCACGCCGCGGGGGGCTTTTTTACGGCTTAATCCACAGCACCGGACTGCACCACGCAACCTGCGCGTCCTGAATCAGCTTGCGCGTCTCGCACGCGGCCAAGATCAAATTCTCATTGTTATAAAATAAGAGCAACCAAATGACAATCCCTACGCTACATTTTCTTGAGCCAGCCTATTCAGTT